GTTTTTGCAGAGTCTTCCGACTTGGGAAACGTTCGGCAAGGGGTGGGGCCGGAGAGTTGCAGAAGTTAAATCGGCATCGACTTCAATGGTAGGGTGACATGGTCGGATTAACATACTCAACCTACGTTGAACAGATTGCCACGATGGCGGTCGTGCAATCGACCGACGTGAATTACCTCACCATCGTCCCTTCCATGATTGATTACGCCGAATTGCGAATGCAACGCGATTTGGATTTTCTTTCGACGCAGATCAGCAATTCGTCTTATTCGTTAACTTCCGGCAACAACACGCTGACAATTCCAACATCATCGTTTGTTTCTTTGCAGACGTTTGAGGTTATTGACGGGTCAGGCAACTCGACTCCGCTGTTGGCAATTGGAAAAGAATACATTCAAAACGTTTATGGCGGCGGATCGACGACAGGTTTGCCGAAATACTTTGCAGTTTATGGCGGGGACTCTGCAACAACTGGCAAAACATCGCAACACATCATTGTCGGGCCAACTTCGGACTCAACATACTCAGTTCTGTTGACCGGAACAGTTCGGTCCACTCCTTTATCTGCCGCAAACACCACAACGTTCATCAGCGTTTATCTGCCGGATTTGTTTATCATGGCGTCAATGATTTACATCTCCGCTTATCAGCGCAACTTTGGCCGACAGTCCGACGATCCTCAAATGGCTCAAAGTTATGAAAGCCAATATCAAGCCCTCAAGGCAAGCGCGTTGGTTGAGGAAAACCGCAAGAAGTTTGAGGCGGCGGCTTGGACAGCCTACTCACCATCTCCTGTCGCTTCACCAACGAGGTAGCCTCCCATGCCTCACGCAACGATGAAGCTGATCCCTGGTATTGATACCTACAAGACACCTGCCTTGAACGAGGCGGCTTTTTCAGAGTCTCAGCTTATTCGTTTCGTTCCGGACAGATCAGGCATGGGCCTTGTTCAGAAAATGGGCGGTTGGGTCGATTGGGCGAATCAAGGGCCAATTGCAGGCACAATTATGGACATTCACCCTTGGCAAAATTTGGTCGGGGATGCAGCTCTTGCTGTTGGGGCAGAGGAAAGTATTTCGGTTATTGATGAAGTGAGCAGAAACGAAAACGTTATCACTCCTCAGAAAACCACTTCTAATTCTCCGAAAAGCACATACACCGTAACAATAACAAATGCGACTCCGGCAGTGGTGACCGCGACAGGAAGTTCCTACCCACCAGGAACTCCGATCGTATTTTCCACGACAGGGACTTTGCCTTCTCCGCTTGCTGTGAATACAGTTTATTATGTCGCGTCAACTTCTCCAACACCAACAGCGAACACTTTTGGCGTGTCAGCTACGGTTGGCGGAACTGGCATCGCAACAACCACAGCCGGAAGCGGCGTTCATACGGTGACCGTTCCGCTTGCCTCGACTACGAGCGGATCATCCACTGTCACCATTTACGACACTGGGTTAGGTGTTCAGTCTGTTTCATTCACCAATGGGTCGCCAACGGTGGTCACAGCCGCTGTTGCGCCAACGCTCGACACAAGCGTGGTGTTTTATGGCACGTCGCTCCCCACAGGAGTCACACCAGGCACGACTTATTACGCTCAACCTTTGACTGCCACAACGTTCAATATTTCAACAACAACTTTTGCGAGCGGCACCCTAACCCTTGTCAACACGACAACGACAGGGACGGGTACGGTTTATACGCCGAATCAATTAAGAGATGGGTTTTCTTCTTGGATAAAAACTCCAATCAGCATATCAAATTTGATCGTAAGCGGAGTTTATTCAATTCAAGCTTATATCGCAAGTTTGTATTTTAACGTTTATGAGATTGATGTCGGGATTGCCGCGACTTCAACAACAAGCATTTCAACGCTTCCGGAATTCGACCCCGATTCAGGGTTTTCAACAATTGTCGTAACTCAAGCCAATCACCCATATCAGGACGGTTTCACGGCGACGTTTCTCACGTCAACGACTTCTGCGGGTGTAACAATTTTTGGCAATTATTTTACGACATACATAAGTTCTACTCAGTATCAGATAACAGCTTCGTCTGCCGCGACAAGTAGCACTGCGTTTTTAATGAATTTGGGTAGTGCGCAATTTACTTATTATTATAACATTCCATCATCTTTTGCCGCCTTGGGTTATGGCTCAGGCGGATATGGCGAAGGCGGATATGGTGCGGGAATTAAAATTAACTATCCTTCTGCTCCAACGATCACGACAACCAATTGGACGATTAACAACTTTGGCGAAATTCTCACTGCAAACGTTCAAAACGGTGAAATTTATTATTGGTCGCCGACTTCAAATACAACAACAATGTTTTTGTTGGAAACTGCTCCAACAGCAAACACAGGTCATTTCATCGCAATGCCATCCCGACAGGTTGTGGCGTACGGTTCAACAGTGACAGGCATTCAGGATCCATTGTTGATCCGGTGGTCGGAGGCCGGAGACGCAACCGTTTGGCAAGCCTCGGCGAATAACCAAGCTGGCTCTTTCCGCCTTGCGGAAGGAAGTGCGATCGTTGGCGGGATTCAGGCTTCCCAACAGGCTTTAATTTGGACCGACCTTGCTCTTTGGTCTATGCAATACATTGGTTACCCAAATGTGTTCGGGTTCAACAAGCTCGCGGACGGTGTTGGATTGATTGCGCAAAAGGCTGTTGGCATTCTTGGGAGAGCGGCATATTGGATGTCTCCTGGAGGATTCAACGTTTTGTCCGAAGGTGGCCCACAAGACATGGCCTGTCCTGTTTGGGATCAAGTATTCCAAAATTTGAACACTAGCTTGGATCCAAATGGGTTTCCTTATAGCAATTTGATCCAGTGCGCCACAAACTCTATTTTTGACGAAGTGATGTGGTATTACCCATCAACGAATTCAACGTATAACGACTCATACGTCAAATATAATACCCTCACCCAAGCATGGGATTATGGCACATTGGATCGTGTTGCGTGGTGCGATCAATCCGTCCTTGGGCCACCGCTCGGCGCGGACAGCGATGGCTACATCTGGCAACATGAAATTGGTTACAACGCTGGCAACTCGCCAATGGTGTCATCATTTGAAACGGGTTACATGCAGTTGAACGATGCGGACAACTTGATCTTTATTGATCAAATTTGGCCTGATTTCAAATGGCAAACGACCGAGCAACAATCGACAAATTCCGCAACTTCTGCAACCATGTATCTGACGTTTTATGGAGCGGATTATCCAGGAGATACTCCTATCCAATATGGTCCATACGAAATGACTGAAACGACTAAATATTTAAGTGTTCGGATCCGAAACCGTTTGCTTCGTATTTCATGCTCCACAGCGAACGCAAATGGTGTTGCCCTAAACAATACATTCTTCCGGATTGGTGCTTTGCGTTACCGTGCTCAACTTGATGGGAAATTCTGATGGCAAGTCTTGACGATATCCTCACCACCCAGAAAAACGGCGTCATTGCAATTGGCGAATACCCAAACGCATTGGCCAAGTTCGCCGGAACAAACAACACAAAGGAAATTGCGGCGGCAACAACTTACCAAATTAAAACTAAAAGTGGTTGGTTTGCCAACGTTTCTGTTATTGTAGCGGGAACAACAACCGGAACTGTCTACGATTCCTCCAACACCAACTCGCTGACAGGTTTGCGGATTTACATCGTCCCCAACACAGTTGGCGTGTTTCAAGTCCAAGTCCCGTTTGCAGACGGCCTTGTCATCACCACTGGAACAGGACAGATCGTTTCTGTCACTTATACGTGAGGTCATTATGCCGCTGAAAAAAGGCTCTTCCCAAAAAACAGTCAGCTCAAATATCTCGGAGATGATGCACTCTGGCCATTCGCAGGATCAATCCATTGCAGCGGCGTTGAACACTGCTCGGAACACAAAGGCCATGGGCGGTGGGTTGTACGCCAACATTCACGCCAAAAGAGAACGCATCGCCAAAGGTTCAAAAGAGCGCATGCGGAAACCAAATTCGAAAGGTGCCCCGACCGCTGGCGCGTTTAAAGCAGCCGCAAAAACAGTTCGTCCAGCGAAAGCGGAGGGTGGGCCGTTTGCCGACATGTCCTACGACAAAGGCGATATGTCATACACAAAATCCGATCCGAAGTTTATGATGAATAAAGTGCATGAAGGCCCAATCCATTCTCCGGTCGCCGGACGCACGGATCACCTGCCGATGAACGTTGCTTCAGGCTCGTACGTCATCCCTGCCGACATCATTTCGGCCATGGGCGAAGGCAACACTATGGCTGGTTTCAAAGTCGCCAGAAAAATGTTTTCCTCTCAGCCCTACATGGTGAATGAAAAACAGCCATATGACTCTGCCGAACAACCCTACTCCGAGGGCAAACCTTACGGCGCAAGGGCGGCGGGTGGAGCAGCCCCTGTTGAGATCGTGGCAGCCGGAGGAGAGTATGTCATTTCTCCGAAAGACGTTCTCAAAATTGGCGGCGGCGACATGGATCACGGTCATGCCAGCTTGGATGAGTTCGTCAAAAGCTACCGCCAAAAAACGATCCACACGCTGAAAAAACTTCCTGGGCCAAAGAAAGATTGATCATGGACAACGAATTGAACGTTCGCGTCGGGACACCTGAAGACATTGACGGCATGATGAAGCTCGCTTTGGCAGCGTGCGAAGAAAATGGTTTGACGAACCCGAACCCAATGAAATTGCTGGGAGAGCTTTGGGCTGGGTTGACGAGGGAGCATGGCATTGTCGGGATCATTGGCAAAGCCGGAGAGCAATTCGAGGCGGCGATTTTGCTGCGGACTGAATCTTTGTGGTATTCAGATGATTTAACGATTGTCGAACGTGCGATTTTCGTTCATCCTGATTACAGAAGTGCAAAAGGCGGTCGGGCAAGGAAACTTTGCGAATTCGCGAAACAGGCGGCGGAAGTTTTGCAGCTTCCATTGGTGATCGGGATTTTGAGTTCGCAGAGGGCAGAGGGCAAGGTTCGACTTTACGAGCGGCAATTTGGCCCACAGTCGGGCGCTTATTGGATCTATGGCAAAAAAACAGGCGATTGGGCGGCAGACGCACAACCTGAGAACGCGACGGAGCACTGACATGGGCGGGAAAACCGGAACCACGAGTTCAACGACCAAAATTCCTCCCGAGGTCATGGCGCGTTACAATGCTGTGAACAAACGTGCGGAAGAAGTTGCCGCAAAACCTTTTCAGCAATACGGCACAACACCGGATGCTTTTGTTGCGCAGTTGAATGAACAGCAAAAAACAGGTCAGGCTGGGATGAACCAGTACGCCAATGCCGCGCAACCTGTTTTGAACCAAGTTCAGCAAGGCTACACCCCCGAGGGGTTCTCTCAGGGCGTGAAGGGTTACATGAACCCTTACCTCGAGAGTGCGGTTGCCTCGACAAGAAATCAGATGCAAAATGTTGCGGGGCAACAGCAAGCTCAAATGAAGGGCTCGGCAATCGGCCAAGGCGCGTTCGGTGGCGACCGATCCAACATTGGTTTGGGTAACCTTATCAACCAGCAGAACCTTGCTCTCGGCCAGACGATCGGTGGCATGGAATCGCAAGGCTTCCAGAATGCCGCACAGAATTATATGTCAGGTCTTGGCCAACGTGGCCAAACAGCCCTTGCCGCCCAACAGGCAGGGCTGCAGGGAGCTCAGGCGCAGATTGGCGCAGGTACCCTTGGTCAGCAGACTGAACAGGCCGGAAAGACCGCTCTGTACAACCAGTTCTTGCAAGAACAGGCATACCCATATCAGGTCGCTCAGTTCCTTGCGAACGTCGCAATGGGCACAGGCGCATTGTCCGGCTCAAGCACAACCACGACTCAGCCTATGCCGTTTTTCTCGGATGAGCGTCTCAAAGATGACATTGAAAAGATCGGCAAAACGTTCGACGGTCAGGACATCATCAAGTTCCGTTACAAAGGCGAGGACGGCCCGAAGCAGATCGGCTTGTCTGCTCAGAACGTCGAGAAGCATCACCCCGAAGCGGTTGGTTTGGCAAAGGGCTACAAAACTGTTGACTACGATGCCGCAACAAAAGACGCTGCCAAGCGTGGGCATTTCGAGGATGGCGGCATGGCTTCCGAGGGCGGAGCGGTCGGGCTTCAGCACATGGGCCAAGGGTTCGCTGCAGGAGGCGGAGCTTACGACCCTTACGATCCGTACTCAATTTACAACATTCTTTCCCGTCAACAAGGGTTCTTCGACGGCGGTGAACGCAGCCATGTTCCTTCGTCTCGAGGATTGTCCGGAGGCGTCGGGAAGCACGGTCGTGTTCCGGAGGCGAGCTTGCCTGTCGGAAGGCTCATGGTTGGTTCCCCTCCTCCTGCGCCATTGGAAAGCGGAATGTCGCAAGCGATGAATGCAGCAAACACTGGCGAAACTATTTCGAAGATGTTTTCAACCAACGAGAAAACTGGCGAGAGCGGCCTTGCGCGTCAAATTTTGGAGTCGATTAAATCGAGACTGCCAAAAGATGAAGAAACGAAAAAGCCAGAGACAGAGGCTCGTGGCGGACTCGTTGGGTATGCTTCGGGAGGTATGCCTTACGACATGGATGAAGATCCGAAAAAGCTCGACATTCCGGATGAATCGTCCAAATTCAAAATGCCTGAGCAAAAGCATCTTCCTGGAGCCATGCAAGACCCAACGATGAAAGCCATCATGGACATGGCGAAGCTCGCTTCTGGGTTTATGAAGAACGGCGGTCGTGCTGAATATCAAGAAGGCGGTGCGCCAGAAGATGAGCTGGGTCGTTATTTGGGAGCGATTGCGAAAACGGAAAGCGGCGGACAGAAAAATCCGTATGCGGCTCTTGGCCCATTGACAAAAACAGGCGACCGAGCTTACGGAAAATATCAAGTCATGGGGGCCAATATTCCTTCATGGACGGAAGAGGCGTTGGGTCAAAAAATGACGCCTGACGAATATCTCGCCAACACAGATGCGCAAGAAAAAGTTGCGCGGCATCATTTTGGGAAAGCATTGAATAAATATGGCACCCCAGAGGATGCGGCATCTGTTTGGTTCACAGGCAAGCCACGTTCCGAAGCAGGGAATGTTGCGGACATTCTCGGCACAACAAATTCACAGTATGTACAGAAATTCAACGAAGCATTAGGCCGTCCAACGGAGCCTAGAGAAGCTCGTGCGGATCTTCCGGCGGAAAAAGCAGTCACGGCTGGAGATTTCAATGTTCCTGGAGAAAAATCCAACAAGGGATTTATGGAAGACCTTCTGCAAGAGAAATACGTTGTTCCGGCACTTGCGGGTCTCGGATCAATGCTTTCCTCGCGTAGTCCATATTTGCTTCCTGCTTTGGGCGAAGGACTTGCGGGTGGCGCGGCAGCTTATATGGGGCAGCAGAAAACTCGTGCTGACATCGGAAGGACGGAAGCCGAAACTGAATTGACTGACGCAACGATGATTAACTCGGCTGTTGTTGAAACAAGCGCAGGACCAATGATGAGAATTGCAACACCAGAAGGATATCAATTAATTCCGCTTGGTGTTTATAAATCAAACCCAAATTTATATCGATTAAAACTTGCTCCTTTTGCTCCAGGTGAAAACAAAAACGCATTTGCGAAATCGGCGGGGCTCGGCGCAACAACTGAAAAAACAATGGATGCTAAAACCCCAACGGGATTGGTTCCTTCAGCTGGCCCAGACAGAACGGACATCGTTCAAGAAAAGCCACCAACTTCGGACATTGTAAAAACGGAGCTTACTCCTCCATCGGGCAGTGGTTTGGCGGCGGCAGAAGTTCCTTCAGCAGAAGCTCCTCCGGCAATGACAACAGGTTCAATGCTTAGTGAAACAGACAGGTCTCTTATCGACAAATCTGTTCAAGAAACAATAACTGGCCAAACGACAGCTTCTCTCGCGAGTGCTCCGAAAAAATTTGAAGATGCGAAAGCAATTCAAGCAGCCAATTTGCAAATTCAACCAATTTTGCGAACTTTGGCCGGAGAGTTTGCCTCCCTTCCAAGAGAAGCCTCTCTTTTGACTCCTGGAGTTCTCAATCCATATTCAAGGAAAATTGCTGAAAGTTTAAATTCAATCGCTGCAACATTGGGAACAGACCCATTTGTTAACGAAGCAGACATAAAAACCGTTGGTTCGATTGATAAAAACATTGAAAGACTTGCAGATGAATTGAGAGGTAAGGGGCAATATGCTGCTTCGGACGCAGTCAATTCAACTCGCAAAATGCTTCCTCAAATGAACCAATCGACAGAAGCAATTGGTAAAAACCTTGCCGATGTTTTGGTTGATACGCAAAGGCAAAATGATCTGGCCGATTATTATCAAGCCATTCGAGACGAGGCTGCAGCAAAACTTGGCCCAGGAAACGTAGCGATGGCAGATCGAATTCCTGATCTTCCTGGAGTGAACTGGGCAGATAATTTTGCTAAAAACACGGATGAAAAATATCTTAACGACCGTAGAGCAATGGAAGAAATGTTTAATACGGTGGTTACGAATCCTGAAGTTAAAGACGCTCGAGGCAACCCGACCCCAATTAATGACCCTGAGAGCGGACGGCCAATGAATTATATGAGCCTTATTATGAGATACGGAGATACGCTGAGTCCTGAAGTTCGCCAACAGATCGAAGCTGAATTCGGAAAAGGCATTTTGAAATACTTCGGCATCAAGGGAGAGTGAAATGGTTGATGAATTTGTTTTGCCGGAAAGCCTTGGGTTCGATCGTCCGAAACACGGATTGAAAGGCGGAGAGCAGCCCAAAATTCCGTCTTTTGTTTCGACGGCCCCTTTGATGAAGGATGAAGGGTTCACGCCAACACCTCCTCCGAATTTTCGAGACATTGGGCTTTCTGCGGCATCTGCATTCCCGAGGGAAATGGGTGCGTCGACGCTTGGGTTTTTGGGCGACGTGCAAAAAATTGCGCCAGAGGTCGGACCATTTCTCGCTCGGCAAGCAGGGAAGGCTTACGGTTATGTGACAGGGCAGCCAAATCCTATCGAAACCATGCAAAAGAAATACGAAACTGAATCCAAGGAGATGATGGATCGCCTTTCCCCGAGAGAGCAAGAGCTTGCTCGAACCTCCAAAAGGCTTGAACAGCCAGCGAGATATCCGACTTCCGAAGATATTCGCGAAGGCATGAAGCCGATGACGGTTGCGGGATATCCGGTTGGCGAGTTCTTGACCCGTCAGCCGGAAACACCGGAAGGCGAAGCTGCTGGTCGAATTGCGGGTTTTGCGGGAACGGTTGCTTCTCCGGTCGGGGGAGCCTCCGGCACAGGCAGAAGAGCTTTGGAAGGTTTGGCAGGAGGAGCACTTGGGGAGAGCTATGCGTCGGCAAGGCCCGATGCTCCGGAGACGCCTTATGCGAAAGCTGCATTAGAATTGGCAGGAATGGGTGCAACAAATGCGGCTGGGAAATTTCTCAGAGGTGCAGAAACTCGTGGCGCAGATCAGCTCGCTTCGATTTTGAGAGAGGCTTACGATCAAGGGAAAATTAAATACACTCCCGAGCAGATTATCGCTGCTCAAAAATTAGGTGTTCCAATCTCGTTCGCAGACGTCGCAGACCCAGGAACAAGAAAAGCTCTTGAAGAATTTGCAGGAATTTCCGACCGAAGCGGAGCTGTCGGAGAATACAATCGAAGGATCGCAACAATTGCGGAGCCACAGCCTTTCGTTGACTCTCAGTCGAGAATTCAAGGAATGATGGAAGGGTTGATTGAAACTCCTCAAGGGGCAAAAATTTCGCCGAGCTTCGGCCCATCTCCTGCAACAACTTTCAAACCAAGTTTGAATCCTGTTGATATTTCAGCAAGAATTGCGGCTGAAAATAAAGGCGAGATTGACCGTGTTTACAATCTTGCGCGAAGCAGTCCAGCGGCGCAAAATATTCCTGCGTCGAGCTTTGATTCGACGTTGATTGCAGCTCCTGCGTTCAAAACGGCTTTCGATGAAGCGGCAACAACTGCGGCAAATCGAAACGTTGGTAAATCAATCAGCGACCCAGACTACGTAAAAGTTCCGTATTTCGATCCGAATACAGGTCAAGAAGTTGCTGGAAATCTTCCGTTTTGGGATTTGGTGAAACGGAGAGTTGATCAAACCATTTCGAAGTCAATCCGCGATGGAAGCGATGCGGACCTCGCCGATGCAATGAGAATAAAAGACAGTTTGCTGAAAGGTCTCGATCCAATTGTTCCGGAATATGGTGCGGCAAGGTCTTTTGCCTCGGAAGCATTTGGAGCGGCGGAGTCTCCGATGGCGGGTTACAATGCTTATAAAGACAGCAAAAACCTGATCAACCGAACTCAAGCCGCAAACGCATTTCGCTCTGCTCCAAAAATAGAGCAAGAAGGCATTCGTCAAGGTTGGTTGAGTGGGCTGAATGATGATATTCAATCCGGAAAATTGGACGGCATCGTAACCCGACTTCAAAAAGATCAAAATTTTAAAGACACAGGCCGATTGTTTTTGGGGGATGAAAAATTCGATGCATTGTCGAGCAATCTTTTGGCAGAAGGTTTGCGGAACAAAGCGAAAGAAATGACGGCTCCGATCCAACGTGCTCCAACAGCAATGCAAAAAGCAGGTCCGGCTGCTGCTGGGATTGCTGCGTTGGCAGGGATCGGGTCAATCGTGAATGATGCTTTGGGCGATGTTTTCCAGCTTTCTTTTTTCAAACCTGAGCTGATGGTTCCAGGAGCAATGGCTGCTGTCGGAACATATGCTGGGAAAAAAATATCTCAGGCGAGATTGAAAGCAATGGCGGACCGAATGATTCCAATGTTCACATCAACAAACCCTGCTGTGACAGAGCAATTGGCAAAATTAATAAAAGACGTGCCGGAAGCTCAAGCCCTCGCCGAGGCAACATGGAAACGCATCACTGCGGCGGAAAGTGGTGTTGAAGAATATGATGCTCAACAAGAGCGCGAAGGTCGCGCAACTGGCGGACGCACCATGGTGAAAGACCCAAGAAAAAATGCATCCGCACTGATGGCCCTTGCCGACAAAATAAAAAAAGAGCAAAGTCAGGACACATCGTCATTGCTGAACCTTGACGATGCGACTGTGGCAAAAGCATTGGCTGTCGCCAATAAACATATCTGAGGGGATATCATGGACAAAGTTGAAATTGATTTGACGTTGACGGTTGCGCAGGTGAACAACATTCTTGCGCACCTCGCAAGGGGAGCTTATGCAGACGTTGCTGATTTGGTGACAGAAATCCGGAAACAGGCAACACCTCAAGTTGAAAAAGCTACATTGAAACAGGAAAATCAGGCTTCCGAACCTCCCACGGAAGCCTGATAACTGGGCCGGATCGAGCGCAAGTTCTCCGGCCCTTTTTTATTTATTCAAAGAACGATTGGTCGAGCGCGTGAATGATATAATCATTTGCCTTGCTAGACCAACGAGCGACGTTGATTTTTTCGTAAAATTCCCCGAGGTAGAAAAGCGTCATCCCGAAAACGATCGTATCCCCGAAAACAACAATGATGTCTGTTTCTGGATCAAAATCTTTCAGCCTTTTCGCCATCTGCCACTCATAGCGAATTTTGCGCTCTTCAACGCTCATCCAATCCCTGACAGGTGCATCGCAGAGGTAAACTGTGTCATCCGCAAGGGAATGCAGTTTCGGGAGATCGAACCTGTCGCTCGGATTGCACGCAAATGCTTTCCGGAACTGTTTTTGAGATTTCACAGGCTCTGGCTCCGACTTGACGACTGGCTTTTGCCGGACGTTGATTTGATCCGGAAAAGAGATCAGGGTGTAGTTATGAACCCAACTTTGCGAGGCGTTCGGAGATTTTGACGACAAAATTTTGACTGGGTTCAAAAGCAAGCAGCCATCCGATTTCAAATGTGAAAGAGCAGCAGAAAGATTTCCCTCTGGCTCATTGGGAAATTGAGCGATGAGCGTATGAAGGTTCATGCTCAAGCCGATCGGAAGTGATCTTACCCATTGTTTCGTTTTTGCAAGTGTTGATAGATTTTCCATTTTAGCTCCTCTGTTTTTTGAATTAA